GATGCACCGTAGTCAATGAATATTTTGACCACACGACCCATACGCTCATTCGGCATCGGAACGAAACTGTACATGCATTCAGGTTCGCCAGTGAGCCAACGACCCACATCAACAGCACCACCTGAGGTCGCATATTCCAACTCCGAAACCATGTCCAAACGGTTATCAATCTGCTCAGACAATTGCGACATGATTCGCTCAACCTCGGGACGAACCGCATGCCAGCCCTCAACAGCCAACTTGTGAGCCTCCGCATAGTTCGCAGTTTCACAAAATGTGGTATCGCCTTTATCTGATTGCTGTTTGTTTGGGTTCGCATTGGCATAAGCCAACATGTCACCAAACGAATCAAACTTATCCAACACAACATTGGACTTGCCATTGACCGTAGTTAATTTACCCATAATGAAACCTCCCAGTTTCGTAGAAACGATATTGAACGATAGCCGATGCCACTAGATAGTGACACCAGCCATCACCTTGTCCAACTGCTCGGGCTTGAGTCCAGCGGTTATCTGTGTTGCAAACGCCTTCGCAGGAGCCATTCCAGCACCAATCTGTTTGGCACCATTCAGTGTGTTGCGTGGGGTAACCAACACTCGCAACCCAGCACTGAACACATTGGCTCGTGCTTTGCGAATCGCTGTTATCCACAGACGGGACACATCCAACGACAACCCAACAGAGTTGAGCATCGCATCTTCAACATTCTCATCAATGTCAATGTCAATCGTTGCGAAACGATTGAGAAACGCCTTGTCAATCGGGTTACGACCAACATACTCGGCGGTAGCACCATTACCGTAAGTATTCGCTGTGGCAATCGCAACGAAATTCGGATGGCGTGAAACCATGCCATCGGCAAACGCCATAGCATCGTTCGCAAGGGCACTGTTTAGCACATTGAGAACATTCGGGTTGCCGTTATCCACCTCATCCAGCAAGAACACACCGCCATGCTCAAAGATACGACGAAACTCGGTACCAACATAGTTGCCACCGCCAGCCATATAGCCCACCAACGCCGATTCAGGAGTCTGCCCCGAAACCGACTTGGATGCAAACGGCACATTCAAAGAATCAGCGACCTGCTTACCAATCGTAGATTTACCTGTACCAGCCGAACCCACCAAATAGGCATGGACACCAGCACCAACAGTGTGCAAAATATCGGTGAACCGATTATGCAAAACACCTTGAATCTGAACCGTAGGTTTATTGGCAACCGTGATATTCGTAACCTGAGGACGAAGCGAATCAATCTGCTTGGTGACCTCATGCTTGAAGCCATCAAACAGCGGGTCAATCGCATCGGCAACTAGTTGCTGAACTTGTGTCTCATCAACCCCAGCCTTGAACTTGTCCAATGCAACTTGCACCGCATTATGCACCACAAGTTGAATCGCACCATCCAACGAACCAGCCGAAACCGTAGGTTGAGGAATCACAGGTGGCACCGCCATTACCGTCTGCCCCGAAGGTGACGGACTGTAATGAATCTCTTTAAGACCTTGAACGATTGCTTGCTCAATCACCAAAGGTGAAAAGTAAATCGCAGGCTTGCCACGAAACTTGATACCCAAATAATTGCAAACAGCAATTAACTCGTTTTTCTTGCAATCAGCAAGACGCTTAGATAAAGTGTTACTAAAAGTGACGACCTGTTTTGAACTGTCGTAACCAGCGACAGGCAATGATTTAACTGCACTCATGAAATGAACCTCCCAGTTCAAGTTGTGTAATGGCTGTTCGTTCACGAACACCTAATGGCAAACACCATGTTCGCCCACCATCGTATTCAATTAAGTATAGCAAACGCTATTTACAATACATGAATTCCATTGTGTTCATAGCGTGGCTTGCCACCATTACGGCGATATTTCCATCCCGAAGGCATAATTTTGTTCATGCCCTGCTGGTCAGAAGCACTGCCCCAACCAATAGAAATTGGTAAAAATAGCCAAACATCTTTATAACCACGCTCCGTGAAAGAACCCATGACCGTACCATGATGCTTAACATAACGGCGTTTACGACCAGCCTTATCCAATATGTCTTGATAAGACCACTGACCACACTTACGCTCAGAACCCTCACGAAACCACTGACCCGATTCGTTCGGGTTAATATGTGCTAACTTCATAAATGAACCTCCCAGTCCATGTCAGTAATCGCTACTCAATCTGCATAATTGCATCGTAGATGGCAACGGAATCGCACCATTGCTAGGACACTAGCCCCATCTGTCGTAATTCACTCGTAAAGGTACAATAGTACCACACCATGAATCACTCCGCAAGTATCGGCAACATGTCCCCGAACCGCATACCCTAAAAGCATGCCGATGACTACGAGCCGAAACTCGCCTCAATCGTTGCAACCAAGCGGCTCACCGCTTACCTAATGCCGAACATGAATCACCATGCCCCAAATTGCAACCGCTCAGCATCTCGCCATCTGAGCACTTGACTGAATGAGGCAACCTGCCATCATCAATCACAGCGAACGAATATGAGCCATCAATCACGATGGTATCGCTCTACCGTCTGATATGCCTCGTCAATGTTGTCGCATTGAGTCATCAGCAATTCAGAACCGATGCCAATTACTATTACACATCCCAAAACAAATTGCAACATTCAAATCCTACGCCTTTTATTCCGCATGTTTCCCTACGCATAATGCGCACCGAAATTCACACGCTAAACACATGATTTGCCCAAACCCCAATAACCCCACCAATAAGCACTAGTCAGTTTCACAGTCCGCCACATGCCCGAATGACCCGTATTATGGCATGCATCATGTACCCATGACTGGTACATGTGCCCACATCAGGCGACCCATCAAAAACCATAATGATTATGGTCTGATATATCACCAAAATATCAACTTATCCACAGGTCACATTCCTCGGGTGGGGGAGCATGGGGGGGTACGGGTCACACACTCGTGTATGATTCTTATAGCCTAGGGTTGGAGCACTATTTTTGGGGAGTCGGATACCCCCCCCACTAGTTGTTTGGGTCCCCCGACCTAAATATAATATATAAAAATTTTAAAAGTTTATTATGTTTTTTTGTTGGGTTCTTTAACTTTAAACGGTTTTAGTTTAAGTTTTGTTTTTTCTTGTTTTGTATAATTCGTTTTGTATGCGGGATATTGTCCCGCATTTTGACTTCCTAAGAAACCTAGGTAATTGCTGTCTCTGCGTATGGCTCTGTTGTATGTTTTGTTGTCTTGGTAGTTTAGTCTGCGGTTTTCTTTTTGTGGTCGTTTAGCCTTTTTTAGTGGAGGTGGAACTGGTGATTTTGAATCATCTTGCCAGTTTTTAGGTTTTTTGGCAGCCATTAGCAATCCCATTTACGCAACGCTAGGGCTTTGCGTGTTGGTCGTCCTTTGGAGTCTTTCATTGGTCCTGCCATGCCACCCATGCGTGCACAGAATGATTTGCGGCGTGCCGCCGCTTTCGGTGATTTGGCTGCTTGTTTAGCGGAGACAGGTGGTTTAAGTGTGCCACCTGTTTGGGCTTTGTATGATGCACGCCCTTTAGCGTTTAACCCACCCTTAGGGTTTTTGCCTTCTTTTCTTGTCCATGCAGCAGTTTTTGGCATTACCTATAGTTCCTTGTCTTTTTGGCTATTGTTTTAGGTTGTTTAACAAACTGTTTACCAGCCTTGGTGCCCTTACGCTTGGCGGCACTAGTTGCAGCATACTCCTTGCTGCTAAGAGATTTAATTGCTGCTGACGGCAAATACCGTTCACCAGTAGCCTTGGGTCCCTGTGTGGATGGTTTACCTGATTTGGTGCGCCACTTCTGGTCAGACCATTTACTGAGCGATGACTGTGCAGCCGTCTTAGGTCCACTGAAGGAGCCACCTGCTGATTGATAGCGTTTGTTTGCTATTTGTGCTTTACGGGCAGACCATTGCCCCGCTTTGCCACCAGAAGTGCCAGCCTTAACAGAAGCAACTATCCGTTTTCTTAACTCTGGTTTGCTGTACGCCATTTTGTCCACGCTTCTTGTATTGTAAACAGCACAAACTGTTTTGTTATTGTCACCTCGCTAAGGCTCGGTGACCTACAGTATCTAGTATCCCTTACCCCCCCCCTATAATCCCCCCCGTTGTTCCCTACAGGAACAAATTTTCTATTAGTAGCATGGACAAAGAAAACATCCTAGATGTGCGCCAAGAAAAATATTTGAACTGGCTATGTACGCCAGCGTCTGCACGAATACCTGCTAGTCAGGAGAAGTATGCTCAGCAGGAAGGTATTGACCCGACAACTCTTAGACGCTGGCAGAAGAAGCAGTCTTTTAAATCTGAGTGGGCTAAACGGGTTGATGAACTGCAAGGTAGCCCTGAGCGTTCACAAAAGTTGTTGGACGCATTATACGCCAAGGCGTTAGATGGCGATAACAAGGCTGCACAGTTGTATCTTCAGGCAACCAACAGGTTGGCTCCTACTCAGATTAAGGTTGAGCATTCTCAAAA